GGCGCATACTCTGATGCAGCTGCATTCGCCCCTTTGATCATCCGAAGCACCTTATCGAAAGTGGGTTCTTCCACTTCTTTACGGTCCATCGGATCCATTTCAGCATCAGGCAGAATCTGGGCCAAGTTCATGCCTGCGTCTAACAACTGCCGATTTAACGGCTCGGGTTTACTATTACCAAGCATCACGTTAGACAGTGACGGGTTAACAATATATTCAACATGGGCAACCCATTCCACGTTGATATTTGGTATCTGAGATGATCCAATATAATACAATGCTATATAAGACCATCCAGAAGAAGTTTCGGCATACGGAGATGCGTTTTGCGGATAATTAATGTCACGAAACCGATACACGCCCTCATCTACTGGTTTGCCACGTACCAACATTGTTTCTTTGACCAATTCGGACAAATTGACGCGATAACAACCTTCCACAGCTTCAAACCCTGCCTCATCAATAGGTAATTGTTCCCATGACATGACTGAGTCAGCTAAATTGTTAGGCACATGAACCACGTACAACTGGCCATCAGTAGCAAATTCACTGGTCAGACATTTGATCTTTAATCCCCAAGCACAAACACGATATTCCGAAGCAACATTATGTAACCCTGCCAAATTAGCGCAATTATATGTAATGCCTCCAGACCAACTTACTCCCCCGTTAGCTAAAATACTACTAGGTAATCCAGAATATATTGGCGGAAAAGGAGTAAATACTGACGCACCAATGAGATTGCCAGAAGCCGACGTTCCCACTAACTTAATGGCAGAACGCATCATCCACGTATCAGTAGGGTATGAAAAATCATCGGGATACTTAGCGCCTATACCAGACTTACTGAATGGGTCAATAAGTGCTGCTAATTGTGGTGTGACTCGTCCACTAATACCACGTCTTTTCTTCCTACGGTTACGTTTCTTCTTCTTTTTCGTGATTACTATCTCCTTTACTACTACTTTCTTTTTCTTATTTTTCCGTCCAGAACAAGCCATCATTCCATCACCAATGGTATCCATTATCCTAATATTGTTTTCTTGATGCAACTTTATCCCCAACCCAGGTACCAACGTTTCAGCCGCAGCATAAAACATATGTTTAAATATGTTGGAGTAAGGAGCACCTTTAAGATATTCAGCATAACCGAAGTCATAAGCCACGGACAAAATGTTACGACCAGTCTTGCGTGCTATCGATTGTTTTTCAATCTCTTCAACGATCGGATCCACTACAGTAATCAAATAATATTCATTCAATTGTTGGAATGACGAATTGGGTTTATATTCGCCCAAATCGACTTCCAAACCATAACGTATCCATTCCGCATCAAAGAACAAAGGAAAATCATCCAAACAAACTTTGGCAATCTCACGCTCAATTTCCAACTGATCACCGACACTAATTCCATAACGTCGCGAAAACCATTCATAACTATCAAAATCAGGATAAGAAACAGGTCCTCCTTGTATTCGATGAGGATTCAAACCCCAAGCGGTATAATAAGGTGACAACCCGGCATCTTCACAACACTGGCAAACACGTCGTAACAATTCTCCGAAAATTGGCATGTGACCCAAAGTGGTCATTAAACACCTGGCAAACCCATACAACGCTCGCTTTTTCAAGTGTTTAGGAATGTGCGATAGATTCATACCCCACTTGACTAATTGTCTAAATGGAAAATTAGCATAAGACAAGTGGCCATCAACGGGAATGAACACTCCTGAACAAAAACCCATATCTTCAGGATCCACACACCGTATTAACTCCACTTTCATCCCTATACCACGGTACTTATTAGTTATCTCATCGACATCGAAATCTTCATCACACGCCCACACATTATCGTCACCCAACACCGTCATATCCAACGAAGGGTCATCCCATGTTTTGTCTAAAGCCCATTGTAGCATGAAGAAATTCATCAAACAGTTAAAGTCAGTCGTCCAAGGCATTCCTGACAGCAACGCCCAACATAATTCCAACATAAACGTCTTGTCTTCCGTCGTCACTTTACTAATACCAAAATGTTCCACCAACCAGGCATAACTATCACACTTAGGGAAAACCTTTGTCTCGAGAAACAACAAAAACCATTTCTTATGCCAAGGCATCATCGACCCATCATTATTGCTAATGTCGGATTTACACATGAATTTCCCCCGCATACGCTCAATAGCCATTCCAACTTCTCGCGGCGTGGTCTTTTTGGCGATAAATCGACTTGTAAATGCATTATAAGTCTTACCTAACGCCTTGCCAATCGCTGAGCACCAAGGACCAAAATGAGCAATAAACTTGGCGCTCGCCTTACTAATCATCCTGAATTTGGCATCTTCAGGACTTTTACCTATATAAGCTTCCGTCTTGCTAAACAACACTTGGGTCCAATCTGATTCGGTCAATGGTCCTTCATTGAATGCATCAACAATCATTTTTTGCTGAGCTTGATTGTAATGTCCTTCTTTGAGCCATTGTTCCAAACTTTTCAGGTCTAAATGTAATTCTGGCATGGCAGGTATCTGAACTTCACACACATGTCTGTCACAATCATCTACCATTTGTTCATCAAAGTCACGATCAAATAACATCCGCTTATACACCGCCTGCGCAACAGCATTGTTGTTACTTTCAGGGCACGTCATTTCTTGATCGATGACTATGCCAAAAGTCTCAACTATACCTTGCTTTACTTTAAAATCACATTGACGAAATGACACTTTGGGCGGCCGCAACTGCCATTTCTCAATGAACTCCTCACTGCATCTGGAAAAATCTAGGGTGACCTCATCATCCGGATTCCAACCAAAATCTCTGACTGGATCCGTCTTCATGAAATACGTACCAGAACAAGGAGCACTAACTAACAAGTTTTTAGGCTTGATGGTGCTAACCATTTGTTCTAAAACATATTCTTCCCCACCAAATGCTGCAGGTATCCATTTCAATGGATTGATCACTATCTTAACAATCGTCCATGTCTTTAACGAACAATATGTATCAGAAGATTCGCTCAAGTGATCATGAACAGCGATCTTCATACGTTGAACTCTACTTGGTTTGAATGATTTCTTTAAGCGCTCAACCTCACACAAGAAATCTGTATCGGTAATTACTTTCTCAATAATGCTATCAATCGTAGCAAATTCTTTGTAATGTCGGTTATAAACTGATTTAACCCGCATTATAGCTTGTTGATGATCTATGACCCCTTCAGCCTTAATGATTAGACGACACAAAGACAATGCAATACGTTTGATAACTCCTTCAATATGAGTAACCCCGTTACCCACTTGATGATGTATCAGATTTTCCATCGGCCCACCTACAACCATACGTTCAACTTCACATATAGTACCACACAATGTGGAACGTCTCATGGGAGCATCACAACGTAACAGCGGCATTGTCTGAAAAATCTTAATTTGTCTAACATCATCCCCGTGTTGAAACTTGAAAATACCATCAACCTTAGCAGTGTTGTTTTCCGTATTAATGATCACATCATAATTACGCGTGTTCCTACACGCTTGCCATGACCACAAATCGAAAGCCAACCCTGTGTATTCAGCATGTGGTTCTACCTGATTGAACCTATCAACTGGCGGTGGCACATCATCACCATAAACGCCAATACCATTGCGAAATACATTAGCCGTATCCCAAGCAACCACATCAGGAAGCTGTTCAAACTCCTCTACCTGCTGATTAACAACACCAGCAAACGGACCGACATCTACATCAGCACGACAAGATGGACAGTTGTTACGCTGTCTCAACCAAGTACTTAAACACATACTGTGAAACCTGTGTCCGCAAGCAGTAGTAGTCAATAACCCTACCAAAGCCTCAAAACAAATCACACAATCATCTTTTTGCTCAACACCTGGCGCTTCAACGCGTCTATCTCGTGTCCGATGCAGAAGTTCATCAAAGACCAAACTCATATCCACTACCTCAACTAGTCCACGTTCTCCACGTTCCTCAATAACTATTGGAGAATCAAACCCCAGTTCTTCTGGACAATCAGGTTCGAGAGATTTTTCTTCGATTAACGGGGGCCCTACTTCTATTTCCACCAGTTGCCCGTCACCAACTGATGTTTCTTCTACCACAACACGCGCCAAATCAGCCTGAGGTTTCTTAGTCTTACGTCGCTTCTTCTTTTTCCTACGAGCTTCAACCTGCCTTCCAGAATTTACAGCAGTTTGCCTCTCTTCACGACGTTCCCTTACAGCATTAACCTCAAAAGCAGTCATGCACATGCAGTTCCCATTGATGCCCAGACAATCAACACAATAATTGTCATTATGTACTATTCGCCTTAGAACTTGCCGGAGCATCTTGGGATATCGTGCAGCAAGTTCCTCTACCACATTTTCAAGAAACTGATTTTCCATCGGTTTGTCGAAAGTGTTGCCATTTTGTGAATGCATAAGCCGATTATGAGCAGCTTGCATCCTTTCTGCATGTCCATCACCTCGAGGCAACAACCGAGCGTGAGTTAAACCATTTTGATCAAACCGCGATCTTGCAACAAATGGTACGTGATACCTACATTCGCCACAATCTTCTAGAAATTCACAAGCGTAACATTCACAAGTGCACACTTGATACGCTATTTGATCATGGATGCAACCAACGCAATCAGACACAACAAAATCGGCTTCACGTTTTTCTTCCTCCAATTTTAACTCAGCTAATTCTTCTTCAATAGCTTGCTGCTGCCGTCTCAATTCCGCTGTTCTGTCATCCATCCCTCCTACTAACCCGCGAAACCGCAGGTATGGGTTTTCAACCCAATAAGGCACAAATTCCACTTTGTGCTCGCAACTTCCCTGGGTGCCAATTTTATTCTTGTATGCCTCACTCATTAAGGTATTTAAAAATTGGTATTGCGAAATATTTGTGATTAAATTTATCTAGATTTTCTCAAGTTTCAGTTTATCGCCAAAGAAGACTTAGCCCCATTGCTAACGGATAAGGTCCGGGAACAGACCGGCGGCAGGCATGTTTTCATAACCGCATTTCTCTCGTCAACAAGTGTCTATCCGGGTCCACGTACAGATAGATATACCATAAATATGGTTATTAGTGTGTTGGTGCACTAGAAGCTCGTAAACAACTAGCCACGCGCACCTCTAACCATTCCTGGCAGGTGATATGGACTGGCAGGTACCATACCATAGGTTCTCCCTTGAAGTGTGGCCACTTCGCAACTTTCCCCCTTTCTGAAGTTACTTCCAGACGACCCTACACTTGATATTACTAGCATTTAATCTTCACATACCCCTTTTCCCAAGCCTAGGGAAACACGGCCGCGACCG